TGGATAGCCAAATCACTTGACCTGTAGTTTTATCCCAAATCTCGTAAATCAAGGCTTCCCGTGAACCTTCGCCCATCTTCTCATTAAAGTTCTTGGAAGTGTCAGGCTTGGTATCAAGCGGAATCTTACCGCCAAGTTCTTCGCCAAAGCGTTCTACAAGGGCAGGGCGTTCCATGTAAACCTTACGCCATACTGCGGTGACTTCTTCCCATGTACGGGCAGTTGTCAAGCCAAAGTCACGCCAGTAAACATAGTCAACGGGGGCGCACTCATACTCAATGCGTTCCTCGTTTTCACGATAGATACCGCCTTCGGTTTCTGCTTCGTCTGTATCTTCGGTAACTTGAAAGCCATCTTCAGGCGCATCACCAGCTTCACCGCCAGCTTGACCAACGATATGTGGCTCGTAACGAACCCATGCAGTACCACGCCCACCAAGTAAACGGTCTTGCACAGCTTGCTTCATTGCGCTGGCATAGTCACCATAATGCTCAATTTCGTACTCTAATGCCCGCTCAAGCATCATTGAAGCTACACGACCAATTGGGTCGTTGTCACGGAATCTACGGCTTACATCAGGTCTTGGCAGTCTTGCAAATACCGCTGGGGTAATGGTTTGTACATTACTCCACAGGATATTAAACTTAGCATTAGGGTTGTTACGGCTGCGGGATTCGTCACGGTATCGTTTAACGATCTTATCGGCACGACCTTCCCATTCCTTGAATGTACGCTCGTACTGGGCAATGCAGTTGTACCAATCTTCGTATGTGTGATCCATGTTTATATCCTGCGATTAACTATTTTGGGGGTTTCTTTCCACATCTCGTTCAGGGTTACTTCCGTTTGCCCGACATGAAGTCCTTTAGGCCTTGAATCCGAAAGGATAGGGCTGTCCTCGTCTTTCCAAACAATTGACATATAGCGGAACGCATCCGCAGAGTGGCTTGTCCAATCATGTTTAGGGCGATCATTAAAGCATTTTTTATCATCATTCCACTCTCGTTGATATTGCCGCAAACATTCGATTCCTTCTTCACACTTATTATCAAACCAAGCACGGGTTAATGCAAGCCTTGTTGCTTGTATTCCGTCTTGAATTGACAGATTTGGTACGATTTTAAGGTGTTTTATGTCAATTTTTGCAGATATTTGCTCGATTATGCTCTTTCCACCGCTTGCTAGTGTTTTTGCCCTAGCGTCATGAGGTAGGTAATGGTAGCCATATTTGTAGCCAAACTCATCCTCTTTTTGCTTTATAAGCATAGTGTAAAACGGTATTGCTTGACCGTTGCTGGAGTGGTGATCGAGTACCCTTATCTCACCATAAACCACTTGAAACCACCAGATACTCGTACTGTCGTTAAATCCCAAGTCCCAAGCTGTATGGCAGGGGAACATAGGATCGTAATCTACGGTTGTAATGCGCTCAAGATCGGTAAGCCTACGCATCTCCTGACCATAAAACGCCCCAAGAATAGCAGCTTCGAAGCTACATAGGAACTCTTGCTCGTACTGGTTGTCTGACATTGAAGCCTTGGCATCGTCTAATTCTGACTGCGCCAGCAGGTTGGTTTGATCTGCCCGTAGCACTTTTACAAACCAATTGGGCTTTTTAGTGGCTTCGTTATATATATCGTAGAAAGCGTTATGCCCTTTCGGTGTCCCAATAAATGTGGCCCAGCCAAGTCGGTCTGCTAATAACGGCCTAATAATCTCACCCCATAACGATGGCTTCATATCAGCCATTTCGTCTAAAACTACGCCATCCAAAAAGTTTCCACGCAAGGAATCAGGGTTATCTGCCCCAAATAGCCTAATCCGTGCGCCATTGACCAATTCCACCCATAACTCTGACTGGTTAGATTTTGCCAATACAGGCTCAGAAAAGCGTTCAAGGTATCGCCAAGCCACGCTTTTAGCCTGTGAGTAATACGGTGCAATGTAAGCGTATTGGGCGTGTGGCTTGTTTTCTAGCAGGGCTTTGACGATTAGGTCATTAATACACGCTACGGTCTTACCACAACGCCTATGAGCCACGATTACTGCCCAGCGTTCCTTACGGCTATGGTAGTCCTCAAAAACGCTTCTAGGGCGGTATTTTAGCTTTATATCCTTACTCATCAGCCCATGAGATTCTTAAGTCAGTACCGTTAGCCCCCGTGACTTCGTTTACTTGGGTTTCTTTCCATCTTGCCCGTGTCTTTAACCAAAAGATAGCGGCAGCCGTATTGCCCTTCTTAGCTTGGCTAAACAATGTACCAGCAATAGCAGCATTAGCGTCTATACGGCCTTCGTCTAATTCATCCTTGTAATACTTAACCAAAGTATCAGCACTAATTTTTAACCTTGTGGCTATGTCCTCATGGGGGCAACCCAACGCAGACAGGCGTTTAACCTGTTCTTGTGTATCTTTTGTTGGTTTATGTGGGGGTCTGCCTTTTTCAGCCATTTTTATAACTCCGCTAAAACAGCTTGTTTACCAGTAAAATCTTCCCAACGCTTGACGATTACATCGCAAAATTTGGGGTCAAATTCCATAATAAATGCTTGTAAACCGTTCTTTTCGGCAGCAATCAATGTACTGCCTGATCCACCAAAATAATCGGCAATTGTCTTGGATGACAAATTAAAGCGTTTGATTATCCATTCCATTAAAGAAACAGGTTTTTGAGTTGGGTGTACCCGATTGGTCTTTTCCGATGCTTGGGTAAATTGACGCACAACGCTTCTAAAGTTTGCCCATGCCAGTTCGCAATCAGTTTGATCTGACTGACCATTGTTTTTATCCCATACCAGCCAACATTCGCTATCAGGCAATACGGAACAGTAATAATTTGCACCCCACCATATTTGTTTGGCATCAGGATATAAGCCGTATATCAAATTAAACGCATCTTTAGCCACATCAGGGTTATCGTCACCCATAATGTCTGTGCCGTAGTTTGCCTTTAATACCGATGATTTGCTTACAGCGTTCATTCCATACGGGGGATCGGTATGTATTAAATCAGGGTAAACCCCTACCATTAGTTTTTCAACATCATGCAGCATTGTGCTATCACCGCACATAAGTCTATGATTTCCAAGGATATATATATCGCCCACCTTTGTTTTTGGCTCTTCGGGCAATTCAGGCACAGCATCTTCGTCTGTCAGCCCTTCGGTTACTTCAGGCTCAAGCAATGCGTTTAGTTCTTTATCGTCAAAACCTAGCAATGCAAGGTCAAAACCTTCATTTTCTAAATCTTTCATTTCAATGGATAGCATTGCCGTGTCCCACCCTGCGTTTAATGCCAGCTTATTGTCTGCGATGATGTAAGCCTTCTTTTGGCTTTCAGTCATATCTGAGCAATCAATTGTGGGTACTTTGTCTAACCCTAGCTTTTGGGCGGCCATTAATCTGCCATGCCCAGCAATAATGCCGACCCCGTCTACCAATATGGGGTTTCTAAACCCAAATTCTTTGATGCTGGCGGCAATTTGCCCAACTTGTTCGGGGCTGTGGGTTCTGCTGTTTTTTGCGTAAGGGATTAGCTTATCTACAGCAACATCTTTGATCTGCATATTTAACCAAGTAGTTAGTTAATGATGCTTAATTCTACTACTATTTGACTTCTTTATCCAAGTCTTTTAGCTTGTTGGCAATAGCGGCTCTACGCTCTAAACGCAAACGCTGGTTCTTTTCAAGGGTAGATTCCTTATGCTTTTGCAGCAAAGAATCTTCAGGTTTGATCTTTTCTTTAGTAAACATTACATATCCTTCATCTTAGAAGCAATCATTTCCCTACGGCTAGGCTTGGCAGTCTTGGCAGCATCTTTAAAGTCTTGTGCGCTGGGTCTGCCTTCTGCACCTTTTTTAGCCATCTTTTCGCCTGATCCTTCAGCGATTCTTTTACGCTTGGCGTGGATGTTGGCGTATAAACCCTTACTCATCACGCTTACCTAAAAACTTACCGTAGGCTTCTTCCAATGTGGCTTTTCTAGCACCCTTGGCGTTGTCACGCTCAACATTAAGTGCAATGGCTACGGCTTGTTTTTTTGGCTTGCCAGCCTTCATTTCTTTTTTGATGTTTTTGCCGACTGATTCGGCACTTCCGCTTTTATCGAGTGGCATAAATATCCTTTTATTTCAAGAACTTAAGTTTGTAAGTGGTGGAGTTGATAAGGTCTGCAATCTCATCAATAATGTTTTGTAGTTCGCTGTCTTGCGGCAAATCATTGCGGGCTTCTTTTACAAAACTCTGCAAGGATTCCATGTATCGAATTGGGTCTTTAGGCTGGTGGTACACGCTTGGAAAGCTGGTGAACTTGCCATACTTGCCCATATAAGATTCAGCAAAGGCATCCGTCAGATCAATAATGCTGTCGTAATAC